TTTCGCTTTCGTTCCTTTGATGACGAGCCTCTGAAATTTTGTATTCCTATGAAACTTACTGAACTTCAAGATATTTTAATCAAGGCCAATGGTCGTTATGATTATGGTAAGAAAAAAGTGGTTTATCCTTCTCTTGCTGATTGTAAGTTGCAGATACCTGTTCTTCAATCTCGTGATATTGAATTATTTTTTAAACGTTTACGAAGAAATTTAGATTCACATGGACTCACTTCCTCGAAAATATGTTACTACGTTGTATCAGAATACGGACCTCAAACCTACCGTCCGCATTGGCATTGTTTATTATTCTTTAACTCGGAGGAGATCACCAAAACACTTCGAGAAGATATATCTAAGGCTTGGTCCTACGGTCGTATCGATTACTCTCTCTCCCGTGGATCGGCTGCTTCCTATGTTGCGTCATACGTTAATAGTGCTACTTGTCTACCATTCCTTTATGTTGGACAAAAAGAAATCCGCCCTCGATCCTTCCATTCCAAGGGATTTGGCTCGAATAAAGTCTTTCCTAAATCGTCCGACGTTTCAGAAATTTCAAAGATATCCGATCTCTTCTTTGATGGCGTTAACGTCGATTCTAATGGTAAGGTTGTCAATGTCCGGCCTGTACGGTCGTGTGAGCTTGCGGTATTCCCCCGATTCTCTAATGATTTTTTCTCAGATAGTGATACTTGTTGCAAGTTATTTCAGTCTATCGTTGAAACGACCGAACGCCTCGTTTCGCGCGGCTATCTTGGAGTAGATACCCCTAGTTTTGGTTCTGATGGTTTTCGATTATCTAACCTTGTACGTGCTTATTCTGAATACTATGAGCGGAATTTTACCGACTTTTCATTCAGCCTTCGTTTCCTCAGAGGTTATCGAACTCGTGATTATGCTGATGAATTGATATTTCGAGAGGCACGTCTTTTTGATGGTTATGTAGCTAATAAGGATATGATTTTTGGTAGATTATATCGTTTGTTTGCTAAGGTTCTCCGTTGTTTTAGGTTTTGGAACTTGAAACAATACACTGACTCTTGGTCTTTGAAGGCCGCTATTAAAAAAATCTGGTCATATGGATGGGAATACTGGAAAAGGAAAGAATATCGTTTCCTTACTACTTATTTTGAGTATCTTGAAGGATGTAATGATGATGAACGTTTGTTCCTTCTTGTTCGTACTTCAGGTTCTGGTCTCGCTACCGATTCTCCTCATTCTTGGACTTATACTCAGCGTGAAGATTACGTAAATTGTCTTCCTGATGATTTATATAATCGCTATATGAAAACTCTTAATTGGTTGACTTCCCGTACGGAGAAGGTCTTGAAGGATAAGGTCAAACATAAAGAGTTTAATGATATGCAAGGTGTTTTATTATTTTCTGATTAATTAACTTAATTTTATGGCACATTTTACTGGTTTAAAAGAACTTCAAAATCATCCGCATAAGGCTGGTTTTGATATTGGCAGTAAGAATCTTTTTACTGCTAAGGTAGGTGAATTGCTTCCTGTTTATTGGGATTTTGCGATTCCTGATTGTGATTATGATATCGATTTGGCTTATTTTACTCGGACTCGTCCTGTACAAACGGCTGCTTATACTCGTATTCGTGAATACTTTGATTTTTACGCTGTTCCTTGTGATCTTCTTTGGAAATCATTTGATTCTGCTGTGATTCAAATGGGTGAAGTTGCTCCTGTTCAATCTAAGACACTTCTTGATCCTCTTACCGTTGGAACTGATATTCCTTATTGTTATCTTAGGGATTTGCATAATGCTCTTTTATTTTCTTCTGGTAATGCTGCATTAGGTTCTACTGTTACTGTTCCTTCCGGTTTCGGTAATATTTTTGGTTTTAATAGAGGTGATACTTCTTTTAAGTTGTTAAGTTATCTCAATTATGGTAATTTGGTTTTTCCTGAATCTAGTACTATAGGTACCGCTGTAAATCGTTGGTGGAATTCCTCTTTTACTACTTCTGGAGTTTCTAATTATTCCCAGAAGTATCTAAATAATAACGCTGTTTCTCTTTTTCCTCTTTTGACGTATCAGAAGATTTATCAAGATTTCTTTCGTTGGTCTCAATGGGAAAATGCTGATCCTACATCTTATAATGTAGATTATTATAATGGTTCTGGTAATTTGTTTGGGTCTAGTGGTCTTTCCTCTTCTATTCCTGCTAATAATGACTATTGGAAACGTGATAATATGTTTTCCCTCCGTTATTGCAACTGGAATAAGGATATGTTTACAGGTCTTCTCCCTAATTCTCAGTTTGGCGATGTCGCTGTCGTAAATTTAGGTGATTCTGGTTCAGGCACAATCCCTGTTGGACTCCTTTCTGATACGGATGTATTTACTCAGGCATTCAATGCTACCGCAATGTCTAAGGTCTCTGATACTTCTCCTATGGGCATTTCCGGCTCTCAGGCTGTTTCTGCCCGTCAGCCTATGGTTGCTCGTATTAATAATGCGGATGTTGCTTCATTTTCTATCCTTGCTCTTCGTCAAGCTGAAGCTTTACAGAAATGGAAAGAAATAACTCAGTCCGTAGATACTAATTATCGTGATCAGATTAAGGCGCATTTTGGCATTAATACCCCTGCCTCTATGTCCCATATGGCTCAATATATTGGTGGTATTGCTCGTAATCTTGATATTTCTGAGGTAGTTAATAATAACCTTCGTGATGATGATTCTGAGGCTGTTATTTATGGAAAAGGCGTTGGTTCTGGTTCTGGTAAGATGCGTTATCACACTGGTTCTCAGTATTGTATTATCATGTGCATTTATCATGCTATGCCTCTTTTGGATTATGCGATTTCCGGTCAAGATCCTCAATTGCTTTGTACTTCTGTAGAAGATTTGCCTATTCCTGAATTTGATAATATTGGCATGGAAGCTGTTCCGGCTTCTACTTTATTTAATTCATCTCGTTTTACTAATATAGGTGTTAATGATTTTCTTGGCTATAATCCTCGTTTTTGGCCTTGGAAATCTAAAATCGATCGTGTACATGGTTCGTTTACTACTACTCTTAGAGATTGGGTTGCTCCTATTGATGATTCTTATTTAGAGAAGTGGTTTAGTCCTAAGAATGGTAAGGCTGCTTCTGTTTCGTGGCCGTTTTTTAAAGTAAATCCGAATACTTTGGATTCTATTTTTGCTGTTGCTGCTAATTCTATTTGGGAATCTGATCAGCTTTTAATTAATTGTGATGTTTCATGTAAGGTTGTTCGTCCTCTTTCTCAGGATGGTATGCCTTATTAATATTATTTATTATGGGAAATAAATGTTTAGATAAGATTTGTTTTGGTCGTGGCTTTCGAAAGGTAGACCTTTCTGTTTCTGCTGTCGGTTTTAATCCTACAGTTCGTGAAAAGGAAATAGCTGTTGAGATTGATCCGGTCTCTAAGTTTTGCATTGAAGTTACTGGTGAAGGTCCTGATGCATGTTATCGTTATCGTTCTGATATTTCTATGTTACTTCATGCTAAGGATACTGCTAATAAAATTGGAATTGAAGGTTTAAGATATCTTTCTGAGTCTCGTAGAACAAAGACTTCTGCTATTCAATCTCAGTTGGATCAAATGGATGATCAACTCCTTTTGGATACTGTTAAGTCTCGTCATTTGCAGTCTCCTTCAGAGATTCTCGCTTGGTCTGAAAGTTTAACCCAGGTAGCTCATGAACTTGAAACTCGTGCAGGTGCCGAAGCTCGTAAAAAATATGATGAAGAGATTCTTGCCGCTACTGCTGCTAGTAGCAGTTCTTCTTCTGGATCATCTGATTCAGTTGAATGATAATTTTTTAGTTTTATCTGTTCTAGATCCTTTGAATGCTGTTGGTCTTGGTCTTGGTGCTGTTTCAGGTATTGGTAATATTTTAGGCTCTGCTCGTTCTAATTCTCAAAATATGAAGATTAATAGGATGAATAATGAGTTTAACGCTCGTGAAGCGAGAATCT